ACCAGCAACAATAGTTGTTGTCAAAATACTTCCTGTTGTCAAACTCTCAACTAAAAATTGCGCACCCGTAGCACCTGCACCACCACCTACAATCGGAATACCATCATCAACACTATAATTATTACCCGGTGCAGTTACATTATATCCTGTTACCATACTATCCAGAGTAAACGTATTTGTTCCATCTGTAATAGTTTCGTTTGCTTGAAATGTTCCAATTACTTTAGAAAGATAAATTGTAGAAACTTCAAATGATCCCATCATTTCTTTTATTACTATTTCAACAATTCCAGTAGCATTAGATGTTCCACCAGTAATTTTTTTGCCTACTAAATCAAAACCAGCATCACCAGTAGCACTTGTATCAACACATCTTAAAATTTTGTCTTTAGTATATCTTCCATCTGATATACGAAGCATATCTTTTGATGGATAATAAAATTCAATTTCTTCTTTATATAATAATCGGAATAAAAACTGAAAAGATTTTTCACTACCCTTTGCACGATAAAAATCACGCAGTCGTTTTATTACATGAGGTTTATTTGCATTTGCAAATACTGCTTCTGGAACATCTTTACCAAACTGTGTTTTAAAATATTGTAAAAAATCATCAACTGTTTTATCAACATTAAAATAATTCTGAAGATTACCAAGAATTTCATACGGCTTACCAACTTGTTCCAGATACTCATAATAAGCTTCCAAGAAAGCTACAAATGTAGGATGATCTTGTTTAACAAAGTCTGGTAACTGTCCTTCTACACGAACAGAAATTCGTTCATCAAACGAAGGATGTATTGGTGTATTTGGATTACTTGCCATATTAAATTATTGTTTCTGCAACCATGTTAATTACGATTGCTGTTGAATCATTTATATCCGTTGTTAATATTTGTTCTCTCAGAGGAGTAATATCTTGATTATTAGTTTCTGGTGTTATTGTAAAACGAATACTTGATGATGAATCACTAATTGTATAAGGATTGAAATTATTTAACTCTACTTTACCAGTAGTATAATCAATTGTTCCTTGATTCTCCGATCCATCAGTAAGTGTCATATATACTGTTGGATTGTCTACTGTAACTCCACTTGTTGTATATGTTGATCTTGCTAACTTAATAATTCCTAAACCATCATCTACTAGAGTATATGTATTACCATCACTTGCAGTAAAGGCAGTACTTACAACTGTACTCTTAGTTACTGGATTATTAAACTCCAAAGTATAAGTGGCTACAGTAGCTAATGTTGCTGGAGTTATTTGCATTTGATATTTAATAGATGTTTTACTATTTCGGATAGAACTGTTTGTGTTATCAATCAGTTTAGTTAATTTAGAATATCGAAATTTTTGATCAAACTTTTTTAAATCTGAAGTAAAATAATTTGAGATAGAAGTATCAACTGCTGATTTCAATGTATCTTCATTTGTCAATAAAGTAACAGGATCATAATTAACAGTAGCAGTAATCAATAAATAATAATAAATAGGATCTATAATTTCTGGTATAACAGTTACCACATTTGTCTTTTTAAGAATAGATGATTTGATTTCATCTTTAGTCGTATTACTATATGATGTATTTCCAGTTGGTTTAACAGCAATATATACTTTACCATATACAGGCGGTGTTGCTTCTTCACCACCATAAACCGTAAGTGATTCTATATCATTTCGTTCTGCTAATAAAATTGATTTATAATCATCTTTTGTAGTTGCACGTTTCTGTGCCTGATATAATTTAGGTGCATTATTTTTTAAAGAATTAATAGATTCAACAGGTGCTCCTCCACCTGCTACTGATGCAACTGTTAAAGTATAATTAGAAGATGACAAACCAGCAACAGTACCAACTGCTGTAAATGAACTAGCCTTGTTTGCCGCAATTCCTTTTGTAACTAAATATTCAATAAAAATAATATTACCATCTGCAAGTTGTTTTCCAACAGCACCATCACCAAATAAAATTTCATATTTTCCTTCTTCTACTTCTTGTAAAAAGTAAACTTTCTGAGTAGATGTAATTGTAGTTACATCTAAAGAATTACCATCTGTCCAAGTTTCAACAGTTGTATCGCTAGCAGAATTTTGTACAGTAACAGCTATTGTAGTTATATCAACATTTGTATTTGGAATTACAAATCGTTGAGTCGTATCTGCCAAATCAACTGTATATGATTTATTAAGAATTTTACCTTCTTTAATAGGAAGATTAGTAACTGAATAAACACCACTATCAGGAATAATTGATGTGGCAGCTGTTGTGGTAAAATTATAGGTAACTGCATTGAGACTGGTTGTGAACTTTGTATTTTTTGCAATCGTAAGAGAAAGAGGAGACCCGGAAGGAGTAAATGTCATATTCAAATATGCTGTTGGTGCAACAACAGATTTTGGAATTACATTAAGATGTTTTACATGAGATACAACTGATTCACGAAGTGATGCTGTATCTAAAAACATTTCATTACTTACCATGTTTGCATAGTAACCCATGTAATGAGTATTGTATGCAAGAACATCCATTAGGACATCCATACCACTTCCTTCAAAATCATAATCTTGAAATTGTGTTTGTGATGAAAGATAGTTTTTTAAATTTGCTTTAATACCATCAAATTCTAAATCTGTAACTGTAATTTTATTATTTGCCATTTACCTTATCCTCTCCAAAAACAATGTAATTTCTATTGGTTGAGGTGAATTGATTACTGTAAAAAATATGGAAACATTAAATCCATTTGAATCCAAATCTCCCGTAACACGAACCTCATCTACTTCTACTCTTGGTTCAAAATTTTGTATACAATTTTCTACTGCTAATTTAATATCATGCTTTGTTTCTGGTGTAGCCAAATTAAATAAATGTCGTGTTACTCCACCATCAATTTCTGGATGAAACGGTCTTTCATATTTATTAGTTTGTATGAGATTTCTAAGAGATCGTTTAACAGCCTCAACATTTGTTTTTCTTACAATATCTTTAGTTACAGGATGTTTGGTAAAATCTAAATCCAGATCAGACCATGTTCTTGTATGTTTTGAAAGATTCTGTGTATATATAGCCATTATCGTCTTTTCCCTTGTCCTTTATATCGTTTCCAACTTCTTCTTTTATGCTTGTTCTTTGGCATACTCCTTACAGAATGTCCAATAGAAGTAACTTTTTTGGTCTTTTCACGCTTGGTTTTAACTACTTGTTGAGCCACATTATCTCCTCATATTTATAAAAGTTTTAGTAAATTATTTTAAATTAGCTATATCAGCTGCATCTATTATTTCTAAGTGTTCTAATGATGCCTCAACAGCTCTTTGCCTCATTAGTGCTCTAACACCAAAATCCTCTGATTCGATTAATTTAGTATCAGTAATCCAGAAATTATGTACCAGAATTTCATTGTGAGAAAGATTTTGATTCTCTCTCCAACCTAGTGCTTTATTTATTTTACCTATTAGTGGTTTATTCACAAGTCTCTTTGATTCATCATAATAATAAGCCATAAATTGCTTTTTAATTTTACCATCTTTATCATATATAAAATTTCCAACATCTATGGTTATCTTTGACGGAGTTGTAGTTTTAATTCCAAATTTCTTTATTACTTTAGGAAGTATCGTCATGGCAAATTCATATACAATATCATTCACTCGTTTTGATACATTTCCTTTTGGAGATAACCACCTTAATCCATTGCGATCAAGATAAGTATTTACATCACCTTCAAAAAATACAGAAGCCTTACCTTTTAAAGTAGCTAATACTTCTCCGTCTGTCTGTGTTCCTTGTGCAATACCCCACGAACCTTTGGTAAATCCCGGAACATCTATTCGTCTGCCTTGAATACTTTTAAGTTTTTGATAACCCTTAATGTCTGTAACATGATAAATACGTTTAACATCAGTCTCCATATCTTTTAAAAGAGATGGTGCTAATGGTAAATAACCCTGACTAGCAAAAGCCCATTCTTTATTATCAATTCGACCCGTTGAAGTTTTTATTACACTAACAAACTTTTCTCTAGGTTTCCAATCTTTCCAATTATCCATTAGTATAATTTCCCAAACGGACCGAAGCCTTTACCTTTTTTCTGGGCCATGAAACAAACATAAGTTACCCATACATCTAATTGACTTATATCTTTATTTTTTGGACTTTTCTTCATCTGTAATTTTTTTAATTTGTCTAAACAATCTACTTGCATTAATTTAGATACAATATTATATCTTAATCTATCTGATGTATCTTTACGTTCACCTTTTTTATCACCATCATCTTCACTTGGAGGAGATAACTCATCTTTCTGCTTTTTGCTCCATGCTGTAAATCCTAGTCCTTTTCGTTTTTCAAAATCCAATAAATCAACTTGCAAAAACATGCGTGTAACAGTCTTAACAAATTCTTTTCCAGT